AATGGAACTTTTAACAGAAAAATACCAAGAGTTACTAGAGTCAAAATCTATGCCTAAAGTACCTAGTAAAGAAATGGGTGTAACAGCTCTAATGCTTGAAAACCAAGCTAAAGAAACAGAAAGGTTAGTAACAGAAGCAACTGTAAGTACAGATGTAGCACCTTTTATTCCAATCTTTATGCCATTGGCGAGAAGAGTACAACCAACACTAATCGCTAACGAACTTGTAGGTGTTCAACCACTTAATACACCAACAGGATATATTTACTCATTAGCATTTAGATATACAGGTGGTGGTCTTAATAAAGATGATAGAACTGGTAACAGAATTTCACCAGTTGCTGGTGGACAAATTCTTCAAGTTGTTTATGAAGATGGTAAATCTGTAGCAAGAGGAGAAGCAGTTAAAGTAGGTGGAGTTGATACTAATGTTATCTATTTTGAAGATGATTTAATTCTTATTGATTCTAAAGTAGCAAGTGCTGGTCAAGAAGTAAAAAATGCGGCTGATGAATTAGTAGCAACAGTACAAGCAACATTCTCTAATGAATTAAGCTTTAGAAAAGTGCTTAAAGGTTATACAGGAAGTTTACCAACAACAGAAGCTGAAATTCTTGGTTATGATATGAATGAAATTGGTTTTGAACTTAAACAAACACAAGTAGGTACAGAATCAAGAAAACTAAAAGCTGAATATACAGTAGAAATGTACCAAGATTTGAAATCAATGTTTGGTAAAAATGCTGATGAAGAGCTTATGAATATGATGGCTGTTGAGGTTCAAAATGAACTAGACAGAGAAATTGTACAAAAAGTTAATAGCTGGGCTTCAGTAGCACCTGACTTTAAAATTGGTGGAACAGACGCAAGTGGTTCTAGTAGATTTGAGTTGGAAGGTATGGCTCACTTAGGTGTTAAAATCGCTAATGAAAGTAGAGAAATTGCTAGACTTACTCGTAGAGGTGCTGGTAATGTATTGCTTGTATCACCTAAAGTAGCTACAGTTCTTGAACAACTAAAAGGATTTAAACCTATGGAAGTAGAATCAGATGTTGATGCTACAGCAGTTGGTGTATCAGTAATCGGTTACTTTAATAAAATGAAAGTTGTTATGGACGCTTTTGCTAGTCAAGAGTATGTAACAGTTCTTTATAAAGGTACTGATAGAAGAGATAGTATTGGTTTCTATTGTCCATATATTCCGATTTCTTTCACAAGAGTAGTACACTCTGATAACGGACAACCTGCTATTATCCTTAATAGTAGATATGGTATTAAAGAAAACCCTCTTAATGCTGATAATGAAGGTATCTATGCTAGAACATTCAATGTAAATTTTGAGGATAGCTTCTTAGCATAATTATATAGAGCTTAGGCTCTATATATAAAATATTTTTGTTAAATAAATTTTAGTTATAATACTTAAAAATAAAGGTAAGGTATGGTAAATCTATCAAAAGAATTACAAGGTATATTTTTTAATCCTAAATACTCTAAATACAGTATAAATATATTTACTAAGAAATTCCCTAAAGAAACAGAAGATTTTTTAGTAAAAGTATTTGATACAAATGATAATGTTTTATTTACCTTAAATCTTACTAATTCAAGAAAGTATTATAAAAATAAAGTATATAAATTTTATATAGATAATTACATAAAAATCAAAGAGGATAACTCTGTTTTTATAGATTATATAAATACTTTAGATTCAAATACCAAAAAATCACTTACTAGAAACACAATTAAAGCTACATACCCTTTAGTATATGAGAGTTGGTTAAAATCCAAAGAAAAAATATACACTAAAGATTATTTGTTTAATTCTTTAATTAAAGGTACTTTACCTAAGAAAATAACAAAAGAATATGTAGTGTCTTTATTAGAAAACAAAGAAGCTTTAAAAGATTTTAAAGATGGTGTAAAAGCTTCTTTAATAGTAAGAAAATATCATTTTAAAGAAGATATTAATTTAAGATGTAAATCTTGTTCTAAACCTCTATTACAAAACACCCAAGAGTGTCGTAGTTGTATCGATAAATATAGACAACATAGAGCTAATATTAAAAGAGAACAACAAATTAAAGAAAAGCTTAAAGATATAGAGATATTAAATGGTAATTTTGATACTAATAATTTTTATAATGAAGTCTTTAGAATAAAATGTAATAAATGTGGTTTAGAAAGTGATTTTGTGTTTAAAGCTAAAGAAAGAGTTTTTGTATGTACACATTGTAAGAATAAAAATGATAATACCATAGAAAAAAGAATATCTGAAGAATTAGATTATAATTTTGAATTAAGAAATAGAACTTTTATAAGCCCCTTAGAAGTAGATTTATTATCCAAAGAACATAAAATAGGAATTGAATATAATGGTTTAATATGGCACTCTTATGGTATGTCTAATTACCCTAAATTTAATAACTATAATAAACAAGATAAGAATAGACATCTTAATAAAACAATAAAAGCTGAAGAAAAGGGTTATAATCTATATCATATATTTGAAAATGAATGGATGGATAAAACCAAAAAAGATATATGGAAATCTCTCATAAGCACCAAATTACATAAAAACATAACTAAAATACCAGCTAGAAAATGTATTATAAAAGAAGTAAATACTAAAGAAGCTAAAGATTTTTTAGAACAAAATCACTTACAAGGATATTCTAATGCTAGTATAAAGATAGGATTGTACTATAATGATGCTTTAGTTTCCTTAATGACATTTGGGAAACCTAGATTTAACAAAAGATATGAATATGAACTTATTAGATTTTGTACTAAGAAATATTGTATTATACAAGGTGGTGGTAGTAAACTACTAAAACACTTTGAAAGAACATATAAACCTAAATCTTTAATTTCTTATGCTAATAGAAGATGGAGTAAAGGTGATTTATATAAAACTTTGGGTTTTAAATATTCACATAGTACAGAACCTAATTATTTTTATTTTAAAACTAATGAAAAATATCTCTATAATAGATATTCTTTACAAAAACATAAATTAAAGAATATATTAGAAAACTATAATGAAAGTTTAAATGCTGAACAAAATATATTTATTAATGGATATAGAAAGATATTTGATTGTGGAAATTTAGTATATGTAAAAGAATATAAATAGAAGAGTTTTATGCTCTTCTTAATATACTTTTACATATAGAACAAGCTCTATATTGGCCTTTTTGTATTCTATTATGTGTAATAGTAGAAATTTGATGATTATATCCACAATCACAAGTATAAGCAAACCTTTTAATATTTCTTTTAACTCTTCTATTCTCTATAACTTTACTATTATTAAAACCTTTAATAGTAGCCCTGCCATCAATACCAAACAATCTACAAATACTCTTAAACTCTTTGCCGTGAGGTTTAACAAAACTACCATATAATTTTTGAGTTATATAATGAGCATATTCGTGAGTTACCACATTATTAATATATAAATTTGTATCTTCTTTTAAAAGTTCTAAATCAAGATGTATAGTATCTTTAGTAGGGTTATAATATCCTAAAGTTCTTGAAGATTTAGAGTCATATTTTATAATAGGTATATCTATATGTACTTTAATATTCGGATAAGTGTAATTGATTATTTTCTTTAATTCTAAAAGTTTATCTATTACCTTATCTTCTATTTCATCTATTATGTAGTTCATTTAATATCCTTTTCTTTAGATAATAGTATAATAACATAGTTATCTTAAAGATAAGCTTAGTTTTTTAAACTCTGATATGCTTAAATTATATATTTTATCTTTACCATACACTTTAGTTATTCTTTCTAACACCATTTTAAAATCTTTTAAATTCATTTAATATCCTTTAAGTTTAGTAGTTTTGTTTTTTTAGATAATATAATTATAACATAACAAACTTAAAATTAAATTATTTTTTTTGATTTTTTTCTCTTATATATAAAAATATATACTTTTTTTAAAAATAAATTATAGTTATATAAATGTATTTCTTTTTAAAGGTTTATATTTGCCATCTATATAATACTCAGCTTCAAGAGTTTTATTTTCTAATTTTTCTTTTATAAGAACATAATAATTTAAAAGGTATTCTATCTCACCATCACCTTTAGGTATAGATTGTTTGGTAACCATACCACTATCGGCATTTTCACCAAATTCCATTAATATCTTTCCATTTTCTATGTGGTTTTTTATATAAGGATTAAAACAATAATATATATTATATTGTAATATTTTAGATTTACCTAACTTATATATTTTAGTTTTAGGTATTTTTTTAGATAAATCCATAAGATATGATTGTGATTTAGCTTTAAAGAATATAAGATATTTTTTCTTATCTAAATTTAATAAAGGTTTTGGAGTAACATATTTTTTAACTAATTTATCTTGTCCTGCTTTTCTTCTTAGATATAGAGCTTCATTAGGATAAGTAGGTTTTATAACTGATACAAGAAACTTTTTATCATCAAGACTACAAAAATCATAATTAACAAATGTAGGTAAATCTTCTTTATATTTAAGTTTAACATATCTATAATAAGGTTGTCTTATTCTTATATACTCCTCTAATTCTACACCATTATTTTTAGATGCTGTTATAAAAGAATTATATGTTTGTATATCATAGTAAGGGTCAAATGTTATATAATATTCTCTTGACATCTAAATTCCTTTTATAAATATTTATAAAAAGATAAGGAGTCTTTAATGGCTTATAAACTTACTGATAAAGAAAAAGAAGCCCATATAATGATGAAGAAACTATTAAAGAAACCTAAAACATTAAAAGGTTCTGACTTCAAATCTGGTAATATGATTTTATACACTTATAGACCTAAATATAAAGAAAACCCTTATGATATGTCACCTATGGTTATGGTGCTTAGTAGAAGTAGAAAATATACTTTAGGATTGAATATGAACTGGTGTCCACCTAAACTTAGGAAAGGTTTAATGGATTATATTATGAGAAAGAATAAAACAAATATAAGAAAAGGATTGCCCTTAGAATTAAGCTATGATATGGTTAAAACTGTTATAAAAGGTTTAGGACCTATTGTAAGATTATATATCAATAGAAGAATATCACCCAAAGGTGTTGTAGTACCACAAAATCAATACTATAAAATAATAGATTTAAGAGTAGAAAACTTTATAGGTATTAGTGCTGAAAAAGCTTGGAATTTAGCTGTAAAAGAACATATTAGAAAGAAACATAATAGAAAATCTAAGGGTAATAGAAAAGGTAAGAAAGGTAAGAGATAATGGCTAAAAAAAGAGGTTTTAAACAAGGTATCTATGAACCTTTTAATAAGGGTAAATGGATACTAACCGAAAGTTTTGATACAAAAGTACCTAGTATTAAATATAGAAGTAGTTATGAACTTAAATTTATGAAGTTTTGTGATTATAATAATAATATAGTAAAAGTAAATTCTGAAGGAATAAAGATACCTTATGTATCTCCTTTGGATAATAAAACACATAGATACTATATGGACTTTATTATAGAGACGAGTAATAATGAAGTTTTTTTAGTAGAAGTAAAGCCATATTCACAAACTATACCACCTAAACAACCTAAGAAAGGTAACAAAAGTAATAATGATAATGGTTATCAAAAAGCACTTATGACTTATGCTGTAAATATGGCTAAGTGGGGGTCAGCTAAAAAATATGCTGATAGTATGGGTTGGAAGTTTATTATAATAACAGAGAAAGAGTTAGGTTTATAACCTAAATCTCTTCTATATAAAGGTTTTTATTACCTACTTCAATATCATAGGTATCCATAAATCCAGCACTTTTTAACTCTTCAAAAGCATTTTTGGCACTTTCTTTAGTAAACATTTCTATTTCAAAACCATAGCTTTTAGGTTCTTCGTTTTTAATTCTAAAACCTAAATCTCTAAGATATTTAATAGGGTTAAGTTTTTGAGCCTCTTCTAGGTCTTTCAGGTCTTCTTTTTCACTATTACTATCATCTTTAATATTACTAAGTATATCTTGTACTTTACTGATGCCTATTTCTTTTACTATTTGTTTGAGTGTATTCGTTACATCTTCATATAAGTCATCTTTTTTATCTCTAAATAAAGAATTTTGTGTGTTTGGAGTGTTTGGTATAGATGTTGTATTAGTTTCTTCTACAACAGATACAAATTTTTTAAATCCTATTTTAGTTTTCATTAATCCAATCCTTTTGATTTTCTTTTCTTAGCAAGAAGTTTAGCTCTATTTT